CATTTGTCATTAGTCATTTGTTATTTGTTATTTGTGACTGAATCCCAATGACCAATGACCAGTGACTAATGACTAACGGCGGCGGCCGCGGCGACAACAGGCGCGACCTGCAAAGCAGTAGGCGCGGCGGGCGGCGGGGCGGGTGTCGTCGCGCTGACGGTGTTGGAGGGGCCGGAATCGCCGCTGCTGTTATAGGCGCGCACGCGGTAGCTGTAGGTTGTGGCGTGGGGCAGGCCGGTGTCGGTGTAGGTCGTTATATTGGCCGCGGCCTGGGCGATCTGCGCCCAGACCAGCGTGCCGCTCGATCCCGGGGCGCGCTCGATTTTGAAGCCGGTCTCGTTGTCGGAGTTGTCCGTCCAGGCCAGTTTCAGCTCGGCGGCGAAAGCGCCTGCCGCGAGGGCAAGCGCGCAGAGCAGGGTGAGGATGGTTTTCATGATGGCAGGTGGTTTAGTTCTCCGCGATGGAGCCGCGCAGGCGCAGCGTGTGGATGGTGCCCCGGTGGCGCAGGGAACTGATCGAGCCCAAAAGCGTGCGCAGCCGCGTGCCGCCGATGACCTCGGCCGCGCCGAAACCCTCGCCCGGGGCGATGCCGGGCGGGCGCAGGGTGACGGGGCCTGTTGCGAGCACATGCCCGCCGAAGGCCTCGGCGCTGGAGATGGCCGGCGGGCGCAGGAAGGCGCCCAGCCGCGCCAGCCCGAAGCCCTCCGCGGTGGGGATGGCGGCAGGCGCGAGAGAGACCGCGCCCGGGTTGAAGGTGGCGGTGCCGAAGGCCCCGGCCGAAGCGATGGACGGGGGCGCCAGCGTGATTGCGCCAACGGAAAGCGTGGCCGCGCCGAAGGATTCGCCGGTGGCCAGCCCCGCGGGCGCCAGCGTGACCGAGCCCGGGGCGAGGCTCGCGCTGCCGAAGGCCTCGGCGCTGCCGATGCCCGTTGCCACCAGTGTCACGACGGTGGTCAGCGTGGCGCTGCCGAAGGCTTCGGCGCTGCCGAGGCCCGCGGGCGCCAGCGAGACCGAGCCGGTGCTGAGGGCCGCCGTGCCGAAGGCCTCGGCAGTGGGGATGGCGGCGGGCGCCAGCGAGACCGCGCCCACCGAGAGGCTCGCGCTGCCGAAGGCCTCGGCCGGGGCCAGCCCCGCGGGCGCGAGGGTGAGGCCGACACCCGGCGCGCCCAAGGCTTGCGCGCTGGCGATGCCCGCGGGTTGCACATCGACCTGGCCGGCGCCGACCGAGCCCCCCCCGAAGGCCTCGACGCTGGCAATGCCCGCGGGCGCCAGCGTGGCCGCGCCCACCGAGAGGCTCGCGCTGCCGAAGGCCTCGGCCGGGGCCAGCCCCGCGGGCGCCAGGGTGAGGCCGACACCCGGCGCGCCCAAGGCCTGCGCGCTGGCGATGCCCGCGGGCGCCAGCCCCACCGGCCCGGTCGTGATCGCAGCGCTGCCGAACGCTTCGGCCGAGGCGATGGACCCGACGATCAGCTTCAATGCGCCGTCGTCCGCGCCCACCGACCAGAAGGTGCGCGTCTCCCCGTCGATGTCGGTCGTGAAGTTCAGGGGCGCCGAGTCGGCGCTGGTGTCGGTGCCCGCGTCGAACAGGGCCGAACCGGGCGCGAGGTGGTAGTCCTGCGAGCCCGCCGTCACGCTGGAAAAGGTGGCCGTGGAGTGGGCGATGTTTTGGAGGCCCGCGCTGCCGCTGGTGTCGGAGGAGGCGCACGTCACCATCGTGGCGACATTGTGATAGCCGGCAGTCGAGCCGCTGGCGTAGCAATTCTTGCAGATGAGCGAGCCGCCGCCGGACTGATAGATGCCGCGGCTGCCGCCGATCAGCACGCACCCATACACATGCACCGTTCCCGTGCAGTAGATGGCCGAATTAGTCGTGGTGGTGGATGAACCCAGCCCGTAGATGATGGTGTTCCACACCTTGAGCACGGCGTTGGAGGAAACGACATAGATGCCCGGCTCGTCCTGGATGCTGCCGGACTGCCGGATCACGCAATTGCTCACCCGGTAATCGCTGGGCGTGGCCGAACTCTCCAGGTAGATGCATGCCTGCTGGCCCGAGGTGGAACTCTTGCCGATCAACAGGCCGTCCACCCGCAAGAAGGGCACCTGCACGCGCAAGGGGTAGGCGCCGGCCGGATAGAGCCGGTACTTGTCGCTGGCCCACACGCCCGCGTGGCGGGCGCTTCCAAAAGCGCGGATGAGCAGATAATTGGCGGCTGTCGTGGTGACACCGGCCACCGTGACGGCGGTGGTGTCGGCGCTGGTCCACGAGCCGATGATATTGATGACAAGCGGCGTCGTCGGGGTGGCCGGCAGCGCCGCCTCGGCCTCGGAGAGGGTGGTGTACTTGCGCGTCGAGTAATAGGTGTCCTGCTCGCTCGAATACGAGTAGCCGGCCGGGGCGACGGCGTAGTAGGTCGCCCCGGCCACGTCGAACTCCGCGGTGGCGACACTGGCGGTGGCCGCGCCGAAGGCCTCGCCCGTGGCGATGGCGGCAGGCGCGAGAGAGACTGCGCCGGTGGTGAGGGCCGCCGTGCCAAGGCTCTCCGCGGTGGGGATGGCGGCGGGCGCGAGAGAGACCGCGCCCGGGATGAAGGTGGCGGTGCCGAAGGCCTCGGCCGGGGCCAGCCCCGCGGGCGCGAGGGTGAGGCCGACACCCGGCTCGCCCAAGGCCTGCGCGCTGGCCAGCCCCGCGGGTTGCACATCGACCGGGCCGGCGCCGACCGAGCCCCCCCCGAAGGCTTCCGCGCTGGCCAGTCCCGCGGGCGCCAGCGTGGCCGCGCCCACCGAGACGCCCGCGCTGCCCAGCGCCTGCGCGCTGGCGATGCCGGAGGGCAAAAGGCTGGCGGCGCCCGGCGCGGCGGTGGCCGCGCCGAAGGCCTCGCCCGTGGCGAGGCCCGCGGGCGCAATGGCCACGGCGCCCGCGGCGAGCGTGGCCGCGCCGAAGGCCTCGCCCGATGCGATGCCCGCGGGGGCGAGGACCTCGGCAAAGGGGTGCGCCACCAAAGTGGTGCCGGTGATCGAGGGCGTGTAGGTGGCGGTCTCGTCGGTGATCGTGCCCGTCATGCGCGACCACAGGTTCGCGCCGGGCGAGACGCTATTGCCCTTGCCGTTGGCCGCGTAGAGGGTGGAGACCTGGGAGGAACTCAGGGCCACCCCCGACCACAGGCACACCTCCGCCATGTCGAGGGTGTTGTCGGAGCGGTTGTTCTGAAACGCGAGCGCCAGGGTGTTGGTCGTAAGCGTGGCGGGCGGGTACTGGTTGCCGCCATTGGCCACGTGCGTGACGGTGGCCGCGCTGCCATTGATATAGATTTTTGCCCGGTCGGCATCCGCGAGCGAGCCGTCATACACGCAGGCGACATGCACCCAGGAGCCGATGGGCAGGCTCGGCGCGTAGGAATAGCGGTAGCCGTCGGCCGCGCGGCGCACGGCGAAGACGAACCAGGAGTTGTCGTAGTTGAACTCCAGCGCCCAGCCGTCCAGCGCCACGCCGGACCAGTCCACGACGGCGGTGCCGTCGCCGGAGGCCGAGTCGGTCACCTTGACCCAGGCTGAAAGGGTCAGTTGGGAGAGACCATCGAAGGCGGCGATGTCGCCCCAATCGGCCAGGTCGGTGCCTACGAATCGGCGGGCCATGGTCGGTGGTCATTAGTCATTTGTGACTGAATCCAAATGACTAATGACAAATGACTAATGACAACCCCTACAGTTTGAAAATCTTGTTGGCTCCGTCGTCCCAGGTCACGGTGATGTCGCCGCCGTTGGGCGTCACCGGCAGGCCGGTGGCCGTGTCGATGTAGGCGATCAAGGGCGAGGTGGCCTCGACGCCGCTGTCCTTGTAGATCACCAGCGCCTCGGACGGGTCTCCGGTCACAGCCGAGAAAGTGACGTTGGCGGCATCGGCCACCCCGGCGGTGGCGGTCTTGCTGGCGAGGTTGGCGGAGGTGGCGACGCGCGCGGCCGCGAGCACGTCGTCGAGAAAATCGTGCGTGCCAATTTTCACGACAAAGCCGCCGCTCGTGTAGGCACCATTGCCGGTCGATCCGGACAGCTCGAAGGTATTGGCTGCGGCGTTTGCGACAGTCCAAATCCCATTCGCAGCCGTATTGCCTCCGACCGCCGTGATCATCGCACGATCCCCGTTGCTCAGGCCATGTGAGTTTGCCGTTATGACGATGGGGCTCGCATTGGTCGCATCGCTGATCGCGACGCCGTAATCGGCCAGATCTATCAGGACGACTTTGATGTTGTCGGCAACCCAATCGATGTCGCCGAGGAGGAAGGCCTCTCGGCCCTTGTCATATAGTGCGTTTGCCATGGCGGGTGTTCAGTTGTTTGTGGTCATTTGTCATTAGTCATTAGTCATTGGTCATTTGTTATTGGTCATTTGTTATTTGTGACTGAATCCCAGTGACTATTGACCAGTGACAAATGACTAATGACAAATCACTACAGCGCGTGAGTGACGCGGGCCTCGGCGACAAGCTCGCCGCGCAGCCCGCTGGGGTTGGAAATGGTTCCGTCGGAAAACTTCAGGCGGCAGTCCCAAAAGTAGCGTTCGCCATCGCCCAAAAGGGCGGTCTTGGCGGAGGGGGCGATGGCCTCCATCTCCCCGGCGGGCGAATCGGTCACGGCGATCTCCGAGCCTGAGAGGGTGAGTTGAAACACCCCGGGATCGGCGTCGCCAAAGCGGCGCTTGAGCGTGAGCCACGCCTGCACCAGCAGCGCCAGCGGCTGCTCGCCGCCGCTGGCATCGGTCACGTTGATCGACCAGCGGCCGGTTTCGCCCGGGGTGATGTATAGGGTGGGCATCGTGTTATACCGCGATCTGCTTGCGGGCCTCGTTCTCGGCGGCGCTGGCCAGGCGGGTGAGCAGGTTGGCGGGATGGCGCTCGCCCAGCAGGTAGCGGCGCACGTGCTTGAGGTGGCGCGTCTCCTCGTCGGGGGTGGCCGGATCGAGCGCCTTTTCCTCGATCGCGCGCAGGTTCTTGGCGTGCTGCTCCAAAAACAGCCGCCAGCCCAGCGAGTGCTCCAGCGAGTTGAGCGCGAACACCCGTTCCTGCGCCGTGGGCTCAGCCATGGGCGCCTTTCGCGTTGCGATCGAGCACTTCGGGCGGGCCGGCCGTCACGGGCGCGGCGGTGTTGGCCGCGTTGCCCGGGAAGGGCAGCATCTCGCTCTGGTTGGGCGCGGGCACGGCGGAATCGCCCGCGGCGCCGGGGGTCATCCCCTGCATGGGCGGGATCGACAGCGCCAGGTTGGGATTGGTCGGGTCCGGCAGCAGTTGGTCCACGTCGTCGAAGCCGAGCAGGCGCAGCGACGCCTTGTAGAGGGGGCGCACGATCTGCGCCATCCACGGGGCGGTCGCGAGCATCTGCGCGTATTTCTCGACAAGTTGCGTGGCCAGGGTCGTGGCCTGCATCGACTGCGCGGCCTGGGCGCGGCCCACCACCAGGCGCACGTCGATGGAAAGCGCGCGCACGGCCTCGGCCGAGAGGGTGCCCGCGAGGCTCTGCTCGCCCTCGTTGTAGAAAAACACCTCCTCCTGATCCATCGTGGCGACGAGCACCTGCACCAGATGGGTGATGTGCCGGCGGATGGCCGAGAGAGCCGAGCGGCTGTATCGGCGCGACAACTTCGCGGCCTCGCGCAGCGTGCTGTCCTGCCCGAAGGCGGTCGTGTTCTGGGGCACGTCGCTATAGTCGCCCTGCGAGAGGTTCGAGATGCCCAGCCACAGTTGCAGAAAATAGATGCATTTATCCACCAGCGTCTCGGTATCCAGGTCGGCGTTGGGGAAGACAAAGGCCTGCAACCAGTCCTGCATCTGCTTGCCGTCCTCGAAGGTGACGACTTCGAACGGCCCCACCTCGAAGAAGGATTTCTTCTCGACGATCGCATCGGGGTTCTGCCCGAGGATCGGGTTGGCGTTGATCTGGTTGCGGAAGGAGTGCCGGTTGAACTGCTGGTCCACGTAGTCCTGGAACACGCCCACCAGTTCGGGCAGCGAGTAGCCCCACCAGCGTTTCTTGCGCTTGGCCACCGCGGCGGCGGTGTAGGGGTGGCGCCCGGTCGGCGAGACAAGCGCCTGATATTCGTAGGAAACCAGGCACTTGTGCACGGCATCCCACCAGGCCACGAAGCGGCAGGGCCGGCCGTTGTTCTTCACGTCCCAGCTCATCCAGCACTCCACAAGGCCCGTGCGGTGGGTGCGGGCGTCGAAATGCAACTCTTCGGCCTTGTCGTCCTCGCAGGGCGGGGGCGCGTCGTCGCTGGCCGCTTCGGTGTTGGTCTTTGCCTTGGCGTCGGTGCCGTCGAGTTTGGCGCGGTAATCGGCCAGCTTGAACCAGGCGCGCTCGGTGAAGCGCGCGAGCACCCAATCGGCGGTCTTGTCGTATTTCTCCGCGAGGAAATCGGCCTCGTCGAGGCCGCGGGCCTCGTCGGGGCAAAGAAACTTGTCGCTTTCGACCTCCACGGATTTGGGGCCGGCGTAGAGCACGCGCCGGAAATGCACGGGCTCTTTCAAGGGGGCGAAGGCGTGGCGGGCCGGCTCGAGGATGAAGGAGGGGTCGCTGGCCAGGTGCATGCGCGTGGGCATGGGCGCCAGCGGCTCGACTGCCGCCAGGCTCGCCGCCGCCACCGGGTCGGGTTGCTCGATCCACTCGGCATCCTCCAGGATGAAGCCCTCTTGCATCTCGATGGGCTCGCCCGTCGCGGTGTCGTGCAAGGCGTTCAAATCCCACCGCTCGAAGTGGTCGATCTCCTCGGTGTAGACCGCCTTCAGGATCGCCGCGCGCTGCACGAAAATGGAGGTCAGCGACTCGTCGATGGCATCTTCGAGATTGCCGACATCGCAGAGTTTGTAGCGGGCGAATCGCTCCAGGGAGCGGGCGAAATCCCGGTCGCTCTTTCCCTGCGGGCGCGCCGTGAAAAACGGGGTCTCGCCCAGCACCTCGTCATGGGTGCGCGACAAAAAGTAATCGACCACCAGCGAGGTGATGGGCAGGGGCGTGTTGCTGTGCTCCCAGATGCCCCCCTCGCGTTCCCGGTCCTTGCGATCGTTGCCGTAGCGCATCCAACTGGCGCGGTCGGCCTCGATGCGGGCGCGATTGGTCTCTTCCAGACTCGTCAGCCGTTTCTGGATATAGGCGCACAGCTCGCGCTCCTGGTCCTGGTTGAGGCGAAGGTTCGACGATCGCGGCATCGCAAGCCACGAGCGATAGCGCCGCCTTTACGGGTGAAAACCGGTTGCGTTAGCGCGCGGCGGCTTCGGCGAAGGGATCAAAAAGCGGGCGCGGGCGCCGCGGGGCGCGCTCCACGGCGTGCCGGGCCAGCCGGTTGCGCGTCTCGCCCAGGGCCTGCAGGTGCTCGCGCTTGAGCGCGGGCGACAAATCAGTCGATTCGTAAATCGAGCTTTGGCGGCGCCGGATCTGCTGCAAACTCTGGTAGGTGGCGTCCGCCACGGGCTTGAAGGCTTGCAGGTCGGTGTTTGCGCTCATGAGGCGCGCGGCTTGCGCCGCGTCGCCAGAGGCCCGGGCGGCCTCGATTTCGCGCACCAAAAGCTGCATTTCGCGGTGCAGTTGGTAGAACTGGCCGACGTACTTGGTGGAGCGCCCCTCATCCTCGGGGGCGAACCGGGCCACCATCCAGAAGTCGGCCGGCTTGGTGGCGGGCGGCTCCGGGTAGCCGCTCAGCCCGCGGGTGAGGGCATCGGCGCCGTTGAGAGCCTGCATGCCCAGGGTGCCGAAATACCCCCTCACGAAATGCTCCAGGGTCTTGGGCGAGCGCAACCACTGGGGCGCGCTCCCGGGCATGGCCCGGGCCAGCTCGCGCATGCTCTCGGAGGTGTAGATCGAATACTGCTCTTCGGGGGGCTTGAACTGGTCGCCCACGGAAATGACCGGGGTGCCCGTGAAGGTGTTCAGATTGGCGGCGCGTTCGGCCAGCGGTTTGAACGCTTGCGGGATGGGGTTGAAGGCAAAGGTGTCGCGCACCATGTTGAGCATGCGACCGGCAAACAGCTTCAGGTCGCTGTCCTTGGCCAGCAGGCCAAACACCCGCTCGGGAATCGTGGAAAAGATTTGCCCGGCCTCGAAGGGCTTGGGGATGCGGATGTGCTGCCCGCCCAGCCAGAGGTGGTAATACATATCCCGGTCCCACTCCTGCAGTTCCCAATAGCGATCGTCGTCCCAATTGAGTGCCAGCAGGGCAAGCGTGCCCCCGGTGATGACGGCGCCGTGGGTGGCCACCCGTGCCGGGTTGTTCTTGAGCCCCCGCCCGAGCCGGTACAAGCCCTGCACACGGGCGTTGAGAAAGGGCACGGTGTCGAAGAAGAAGTTGAGCAGGCGCGAGTCTCCGCGCAGGCCGAAGTCCATGATGTCCTTGGCCTGAAACGCCGCCTCCGCGTGGGAAGCACCGGCCCGGAGCGCGGCCTCGTAAATGGCGATGCGGTTGGCGTTTTCGCTCGCCCGGCCCAGGTTGCGATACAGCCGCGCCAGCTTGGCCGGCGTGTCGATGATCGAGCCCAAGAAGTTTTTCCTCTGGCTTGCGCTCATGCGGGCGAAGGCTTTGCGTACCTCGCCCTCGCGCAACCGGTTGTAGTGGCCGGACCCCCCGCCTCCCGCCATGATGCCGACCAGTGACTTGTCGCGGCGCAGCGACTTGATGACTCCGCTCACAGCGTCCAAGCCGGGCCTGATCTTCGAGTCGGCCAGAACCCACGCCGAGATCGAGTCGCGGATGGTGTTGGCGAGCATGAAGGCGGGATCGAGCGTGACCAGCGAGGTGAGCGCGCGCTTCGGCCCCATGAGCATTTTCATCCACAGCCCGTGCCGGCGCGGCCCCATCGCGAGGATCGAGCGCAACAGCGGAGCGTCCTTCACCCGGAAATACCTGGCCTTGCCGCCCACCAGCACGCTGACGACATCCTTGCCCTGCGGGGCGCGAGCGCGCCAGAAGGTGAGCAATTCCTCCAACTCCTGTTGCGTGAGGGTGGCGGTTGGGATGCCCGCCTTTTTCATCTGCTCGATGGCTTCATCCACCGTCACCTTGAAGGGCACTGCCTTGTAGGGGATGGGGGTGATCAGGTCGTTTTGTGCCTGCGCCAGCGCGGCCACCTGGCGCATGGCGATGTTCTTGTAAGAGGCGTCGACGAGCGTCTCGATATTGCGATAAATGTTTTCGAAGACGGCCACAGCCGGCACCCCGCCCCGCAGTTGTCGAATCGGGCTGCGCTGGTTGCCGATGCCCCGGCGCTTGTAGGGACCGCGCAGATCGTTTTTCGCGCCGCTGGTTTCCTCCATGATGCGGTAGAAAGGCACGTAATCGGCCTTCTCCCAGGTTGCCCGCTGCGCCTTGCCGATGACACCCGCCGCCTCCGCCATATCGAGCACGGTGCGCTGAAAAGCCACGTAGCGGCGGCGCACTCCCTCGAACTCGGGATGCTTCTGGCCCAGGGCGAGGTGGATGTCGATTTGCCGGCGCGCCTCCGCCTTCGACCAATTCCACTGCTTGGTCTGCGGGTCCTGCGCCCAGCCGTAATTTTTCTCCTTGTTCTCTTCGAGCAGACGGCCGGCGCGCACGGCCGCGGCGTAATACTCCCATAGCTGGGTCTTGCCGCCGCGCTCAATCGGCCCGAAGATTTCAAAGAGCCCCTGCGGGTCGTATTCTTCATGCACGCCTTTGGCGGGGTCGTCATAGACCATCTTCGGCGGCACCCCCAACTGTGCAGCCGGGATCATCGAACCGCCCTTGTAGTAAATCGGGCCATCGAGCATCAACGATTCCATCACGCTGGGCAGCTCGGTCGTGAGCCGTGCCCACTTGTAGGCGCTGGCGCTGGCGTCGATAAGCGCCGTGCCCAAGAGCGCTTTCTCCAGCCGGCGAATGGCATGGAAACTGTCGACGGTTTTCTGGCGCAGCTCGGTCTCGATATACTCGTAGGTCTTGCGACCAAAGCCGGTGAGCTTGCGCCAGACCGATCGCTTGTCCTCCAGGGTGCCGTGAGTCTGCTCGCCCACGGCTTCCTCATCGGCGCTGCCCTTGACCCGGGGCGTGCCCAGGATGTCGCGGTTCTCGTGCGCCCGCGCCAGTCCGGCCTTTTCCTCCGCTTCGAGCGCCTTGCGCACCTTTTTGAGGCGGTCCTTGATGGCCTCGGTCCGGGCCTTGATCTCCAGCGTTTGCGTCTTGCTCAACTGCGCCGGATGGCCGTCCTCGATCTGCTTCTCCCACTCGGCGATTTGCGCGTCCATGGCCTCGGAGAGCCGGCGCAAGCGGCTGCGCGTCGAGCCGCGCACGGGTGCGACCTCCAGCGGCAGGCGCGCCTGCTGCCCGGCCACCGGCGGCAGGAGTTTTTGCAGCATGGCCACCTCGCCGGGCTCGGCGCTGCGAAGGTTGTTGGCGGTGGTGATCTCCTCGGCCCTGCCGCCGGGTTTCCTGAGCGCGACCTTCCATAGCGCCTCGTTGTCGCTGCCGTCGGCGGGGGCCTCGATCTGGTCGATACGCCACAAACCGCGCAGCCCCTCGGCCCGCACGATCTGGTCCCACTTGAAGCCGTTGGGGGTGACGGGCGCGCCCTTGGGCGGCTTGGGATCGCCCTTGCGCCGGAGTCGATCCACGCGCAACTCCTGGATGCCCTCCCGCCCCAAGGACTGCACCCGCACGATCTTGATGCGGTCCTGGACCCTGGGCGCGGCCAGCACCCTCCACTCCCGGTCCTGCTGGTCGAGCACGATCTCCCCCGCCGTGAAATCGCGGGAGGCGCGCCTGATGGGCGGTTGCTTGAACTCCCGCGCCTCGAACAAGGCGTTGCCGTCACCGTCGAGCACCTCGTGGTAGGGCGCCGCCACCATGGGCTGGGTATCGTCCTGCGGGTCGGCCAGCAACAGCCACCAGTTCTGCTCGTCCCAGCGGTGCGCGCCCACGTCGTAGGTCTTGCCCTGATACACCGCGAGCGCGCCCACCGGGGCGCCGTGGCGCAACCACGATGGGGCCGGGCTGGGCGAAGCGGCCATCTCGGCATCGATCTGCGCGAGTTGCTGGCGCAACCCGTCGAGCTGGGCCTGCCGCGGGAAGGGCGTTTCGAGCATCTGGCGCAGGTTGGCGACCGATTGCTCGCGGGTCGCGATCTCCTGCTGGAGGTTTTCGATGTTGCGGGCGATATAGCGCAGGTTCGCCTCCAGGCTGGCCACGCCTTGGGAAAAACCGTAGTCGAACCCCGAGGCCTTCGCCCGCCAGCGCACATCCTCCCCGGCAAAGGGCCGGGTGACAAACAGGTCGAAGCCCGCGTAGGCGCCGATCTTGCGGCCCTTGGCGTCCTGCTTGGGCGGCATCTGCGCGGCGATCTGCTCGAAGGCCAGATCGGCCGCCTGGCGCTCGGTGTGGGTCCGGCCCTCCAGTTCGATCGAGAAAGGGCTCGGCTTGTGGGTCTGGAGGGTGTCCTGGTCGCGCTGGAAAGTGGCCAGCCGCCCCTGGTCGCGGGCCAACTGCTCGCGCACCTTTTGGATTTCCTGGCGGGCCGCATTCTTGGCGCCGATGAATTGGCTGAGCCGGTTCTCCACGGTCTCGATCTTCTTGACCAGCTTGGCCCGCTGGAGGATGCGCGGGTCGCCCACCGCGCTGGCGAAGGATTCGCCGACATCGCTCTCGGCTTCCTCGCCGACATCCTCGCCCGTGCCCTCGGAGAGGTCCGCGCCGTCGCCGTCGATGATGCGCAGGCCGATCTCGCCCTTCTTGAAGATCGCCTCCATGAAGCGGCGGATGAACTTGTCCTTGGTCAGCAGGATCTGCCAGCGCCGGCCGTCGTGGGAGCCCTCCGTGAAATAGCGGTATTCATAGACTGAATTCCAGCGGTTGCCCTGCCGCCAGCCCCGCCCGTTGCGCTGCTCCAGCTCCCCCGGCATCCACGGGGCGTCGAGGTGGTGCATGGCGCGCAGCTCGGTCTGCGCGTTGATGCCCGTGCCCATGGTCTCGGTGCCCCCGATCGCGAAGCGGATCTCGCCCCGGCGCATGGCCTCGGCCGCTTCCAGCCGGGCATCCTTGCTCAACCACGAGAACACCGCGATCTCGCCGCGGGGGACGCCCTGCGCGACGAGCTTGGCCACGATGTCCTCGGCCAGGTTGAAGGCCGGCACCCTGTAATACTCGCGGGTGCCATCGGCCCGGCGGCGCGACCGCTTCACCTCGCTGTAGTAGCCGCGGTCCATGAAGATCATCTGCGTGGACGTGGGGTGCTCGCGGTAGTGCTCCATGGCCCGGGCCAGCATGGCGTTGACCTTGGAGTGGGGATGGTCGGGCGCGCTGGGGTCGAAAAGCCGGTAGTCGAGCGCCGCCTTGACCCCCTCGCCCTCGTAGATGATCGGCAGGCGGGGGTCGCCCGTTTGCCTCCACTCGACCTTGGTCCGGCCCGCGGCCTGCTTCCATTGCCGCGCCCGCTCCTCGATGTCGCGCTTGTGGGCCTCCTGCTCGGGCGACATTTCCACCACCACATCGACCTTGCGCTTGAAGGGGCGCCCCTGCCCGGTCTCGTCGCGCCCCTCGGGCGAGGCCCGCGGTTGAAACTCCGGCATGTGCCTGGCATAGACGACATCGAAGACCTGCGCGGCGAAGCGGGCCAGTTCCGGCACGTTGACAAACTGCGAGAGCCGCTCGACCGGCTCCCAGGTGCCGCCCCCGGTCAGTTCCACGTCCGAGACCGCCTCGGCGAAGGCGTTGAACCAGTCGTCCCAGCGTTTCACCTGATCGCGCGACATGATGTCGTCCATCACGTAGCGCATCATGTTATAGGCCTCGTTGATGGTGTTGGTGATGGGGGTGCCCGTGAACAGGAAGACGCCCTTGCCGCCGCCCCGCGCCTTCACGTAGTCGGTGAGCATGGAAAGCAGGATACTGCGCCCGCTGCCGGCCTTGTTGAGCCCCTTCAGATTCGAGCGGCTGGCGATGGGGATCTTCTTAAAAATATGCGCCTCATCGACCATGATCGCGTCGATGCCCATGTCCTCGAAAAACACCGAGTCCTCCCGCACTCTCTGCGCCTGCTTGCGGATGCGCTCGATAATGCGCTCGCGCTGTTTCACCAAGTCCTTGGCGGTATGGCCCCTGCGGGCGAGCTTCCTGACGTATTCGCCCGAGTTCATATCCTCGACGGTGAGGTTGATGTCGTCCTCGGCGGCGGCGTCGATGGCCTCCTGTTCGAGTTCTGCGATCAGTTCGCGGGCCTGCTCCATCATGGTCTCCTCGCGCAGGGCCAGCCGGTCGAGCAGGGAATGCGGAAGGACCACCGCATCCCACTCGTCCAGGGCGATCTGTTGGAGGGTGGCGTCGCGGTTGGCTGGCGAGAGGTTGTCCACATAGAGCACCTTGGCGCCCGGGTAGGCCATCTGGATGTCCGCCGCCACGCTGCCCGAGTTGGCGTTGTGGGCGAAGATGACCGGCTTGCGAAACAACCCCAGGCGGCGCGCCTCGATGGCGAGCCCGGCCATGGTGAAGGTCTTGCCCGTGCCCACCTCGTGCGCGGCCACCCCGCGGCCGTTGACGATGAAGCGCCAGACCGCGTTCTTCTGATGCTGGCGGAAGTCGAAGGCGCTCGTGCCCAGGTCGAGGGCGAGGCCGACGAGTTGGAGGTGGCTCCCGTCGTAGTCGGGGGTGATGTGCGAGTTGAAGACTTCGTTGAAGTTGGTCTGCAACTCCAGGGCGCGGATGGTGTCGCTCCACAGCCACGACTTGAACTCCTCGCGGATGGCGTTCACCTTGTCGTTGGCCTTCTTCGACTCATCGGCATCGAAGACCAAATTGCCATCCTTGTCCGGCGAGAGCACCTTGACCGAGCCATTGTTGAGGGCCGCGTCGATCACCTTCCTCCACCCGATCCGCTCGGTGCCCCAGATCACCCTCGCCTCCGATCGCTGGGTGAGGTAGTCGCGCTTGAACTGCACCCGGTAGCCGCGGGAGGTCATGGTGATCTCCACGTGCTCCATGTCCGCGTCATTGAGGGCGAGCAGGTGCTTGATAAACAGCTTGTATTGGTCGAGCCCGATCCAGGTGGCGCCGACTTGGGCCTCGATCGCGACGTAGGGCACGTCCTTGGGGACGACCGCCTTGAGCGCCTCGATATTGCGGTCCATCCCCTCCACCCCGTGTTGCTGCGCGTCGATCGCCTCGCGCAACTTCTGGCGCACGTTGCCGGATAGATACTGGTCGCGGGCCTCCCACACACCCACCGGCGTCTGGAATATCTGCCCCTGGCGGGTCAGGTTTTCGATGACCTTTTCCTCGGTGGTGCTGGCCAGCTTGGCGATGCGCGCCACGTCGATCGCCACGTTCTGGTAGCGATCGACCGAATACGCGTCCTCGATGCCGAGGTTCTCGGTCTTCACGGCGCGGCGGACGAAATCCTTGGTGAGGATTTCCCGGGGCACCCACTGCCCGCTCTTCTCGTCCTTGCGCTCCAGGTGGGCGAGCAGGCGGGCGCCGGCATCGCCGATGCGCAGCATGACCGCGAGCATCGGCGTCTCGACCACCGGGCCGTGTTCGGCCACGAAGGCATCGTAGTGCTGCTTGAGGGCGCGGCGCTTGGTGGAAAGATCCTCGCTGCTGACGCTCTGCTCGTAGAGCAGCGAGGCGAGCCCGTCGCGCAAGTCGATCAGGCCGCGCAACTGGCGGGTGCGCCTGGCGTTGAGCTTGGGGTCTTTCACCTTCCACGGGGTCACCTCGTGCAGCGGCGCCAGGTGCTCGCCCTGCACCTGAAAGAAGCTGCCCCCCTTGACGATCACGGATCGCTGGCGCGCCTTGGTGTCGTTGGCCTGGTAGGCGATGCGCTTGATGCTCGGGTCCCACGGCGTCAGCACATCGGCGGGAAGCTTTTCGGGCAGGGCGCGCAGGAGCCGCTCGTAGTTGTCGGGAATCTCCACGATCATGCCCGGCTGGCCGGTGGTGGTGCCGTGGCCCCAATTGAGCCGGCCGAGCACGTTTTGCGGGTGCGCGTTCCAATACTGGTTGACCTCGATCGTCTCTCTGGCCGGGGTGTCCCTCTCGACGGTGTTGATCCACCCCTCGGCGAGCGCCCGCGGCACGTCGAGGGGCTCGGCGCGCTTCTTGAGCACGATGATGTCGGCCACCACCTTGGTGCCGGCATATTGCTGGAAAGCCCCGGCGGGCAGGCGATAGGCCCCGACCAACTCGGCCTTGCGAGCCAGCGCCACGCGCACGCCCGCGCTCTTCTGGTCCATCGTGCTGTTGGAGGTGATCCCGATGACCAGCCCGCCCGGACGCACCTGGTCGAGCGCCTTGAGGAAAAAGTAGTTGTGCAGGCTGGGCGAGAGCTTGTCGTAGCGCGGGTCCGCAATGGTGATATTGGCAAAGGGCCAGTTGCCGATGACCAGGTCGTAGAAATTGTCCGCGGTCTTGCTCTGCTGGTAGCCCTTGATCTGGATGTTGGCGTTGGGGTAGAGCATCCTGGCCATGCCCCCGGTGAGCTGGTCCAGTTCGATGCCCGTGAGTTGCGACTGCCCGGCCAGATGCGCGGGCATCAACCCGAAGAAGTTGCCGATGCCCATGCCCGGCTCCAGCACGCGCCCGCCCTTGAAGCCCAGCTTTTGCGCCATCGCCCACATCGTCGCCACGGTGATGGGGTCGGTATAGTGCGCGTTGATGATCGAGCGTTGCAGGCTTTCCCATTCCTGCTGCCCGAGCTGATCGCGCAGCCACCGGTCCTCGGCCTGCCACTCTTTCCGTGGCTTGGGCTTCTCCCATGAGCCCTGGAAGAGTTCCTGCCCGAAAGCGCCCCAGCCGGTATAGGCTGCGATCGTGTCGAGTTGCTCGCGGCTGGGCTGGCGGTTGTCCTCCTTGAGCGAGAGGTAAGTCTCGATCGCCCGGCGGTTCTTGGCGAAACGCGCTTTCGGCCCCCCGCCCACAAGGGTCTCGGGGTCGGTGATCGTGTAGTTGGCCCGCGCCGGGGCGCTGGGCTGGCTCGCTACGTCGGCTCCGGCGGCGGCAGATCCTCCAACGGCAGATCCGGATCTTCCTCCGGCTCCATCAGCAGGTTGTCCTTCTCGGCCTCCTGCATCGCCTCGCTGAACGTCGGAAAGTTGTTGATCGTGTCCTTGGCCTGTCGAAACGCCTGGCGCCACCGGTGCGTTGCCAGTGCCAGCGGCGCCTCCGGCGCCACCTCCACCAGCCCCCGATACATCTTCGGGCGATACTCCTTCCAGTAGCGGGCGATCCGCTCGCTCTCCGGTGTCCGAAACGGGTCCCCCTCCTCCTCCTGGAGGCGATGCGCCTCCTTCACCAGCGCCACGATCTTCTCGCGGGCCATGACGGGGCTGATCTGTTCGTGTTTCACCGCCCTCACTTTGCGACGTGATGGCCGCAGCGTCAAGCTGCGCATAGATACCGTTCCAGTCGTGCGAGCCGCGCAGCGACTTCTTCACGATGCCCATCGCATCCCAGACCGCCTCGCTGTATTTGCGGGCCGTCTTCTTGAACTTCTGGTCGAGGATGCGGGCCACCGCTTCCGGGGTGGTCACCCCCTTGGCGACGAACACCCGGGCGACCTTGAGGAAGGCGTCCACCTTGTCCTCGGGCAGCTCCGCCTGCCCGGTGACGGCCGGCGTGCCGAGCAACCCGTCGAAGGCATCGTCGAGCGCCTTGTCCAGCTCGTCGTCGATCGCGATCGCGGGCGCCTTGGGCGGCGGCGGGGCCGGCGGCTTCGGGGCCGGTGCGGGCTCGGGCTTGGGCGCCGGTGCGGGTTTCGTCGCGGTCGGCGCAGGTGTGGGCGGTTTCGCAGGTTTTGATGCCGCGGGCGGCTCGCTGCGCTGGGCATAGCCCAGCTTCTCCAGAATGAGCGCATCGAGTTCGCGGGTGGTGAGCTTGGGGTCGCCGATCCAGCGGCGCACCAGCTCGCGCACTTCCTTCAAAAACGCCTCCAGGCGGGCGCGCACACCCTGGGGCATCTGCTCGGTCTGGCCCCGCACGACGCGGGCAAACTGCATCGCCACCCACTCGGAGCGAGAACGGAAATCGTCGAAGCCGGTGCCGAAGTCGCGCACCTCCTGCGCGGTCAGCTTGCGCTCTAGGTATTGCTCCTTGGCGGCGATGCGATCCTGGATGTTGAGTTTCTTCCACTCGGCCTGCGTAAAATCGGTCGAGAGCGCGAACTGCTCGGCGAAGTGCCCCATCTCGTGCACAAAGGCGTCGATCACGCTCTCGCCCTGGGTCTGGTCCCGGTTCAGATAGAGGATGTTGGTCCTGGGGTCGTAGGCGGCGGCGCTGTCCGGGGTGCGGGTGTGAAGTTCGCTGTCGGAATCCCACTCGGCCTGCGAGAGCGAGCGAATCTCCAGTTGCTCGAAAGTCTCCTTGTTCATCCGGTGCATGCGCCCGGTGAAGTCGGCCAGGAAGCGACCGGCCCGATCAGACCCCTTGATGTTGGACTGCCCGGCGATGAAGCGGGTGGCGGCGGCAGGGGTGGCCTGCCCCTTGGGCAGAATGCGCGGGGCCTGGGCGGGCGCTTGCGCCTCCTTTTCGTTCTCGGCGGCGGCGGCCCACTCGGGATAGGTGTCGGCCAGCTCGGCCATGCGCTCGGCCCAATGCCTGGAGCCCGCCTTATCCAACGCGTGTTCCTGCGCCTGCCGGAACGCCTCGCGATAAGCCGCGCGAAACTCCTCGTAGGTGGCAAACTGCGCTGCCTTTGCTTTCGGCGGGGCCGCGGGGGGTTGCGCCGCGTGTTGCGCACGGCGCCTCATATCCCGGACAAATCCCTCGAAGGCCTGCGCTCTGGAGGGCAGGCTGGCGGCGTTCTCGTAGCTTTGCGCCCAGGTTTCCCCCAACGCGGTCTTGCTCGTCCACTTGGGCGCCTCCAATCCGAGCCGCCCCAGCGCCTTGCGATATTGCGCCTTGATCTCGTCCAGGGCGTTGTGCTCGTTGCCGCTGGCCACGGCATTCTGGATGGCTCGGTTGCCGAGAAGCGCGTCGCGCAACAAACTGAGCGCGGTGTGATGCTTTTGCGGGTCGGGCTCGGTGAAGGAGTATTGCTCGCTGGCTGGCGGTGTGCTCGCTAAATCACGATACCGCTGAGCCTCCAGTGGCCGGTTGGTTGCCTCGAAGTATTTTGCTCCCCAGTCATAATCTCCGGATTGGATGCGGCCGTGTGCATAGTTGTCCCCGAAGTAGCGGTCGGCTTGTGCCGCCTGTTCAGGGGAAAGATTCCCCATGGCGGCAGCCGTGGCATCACTCGTCGCTTCATCCTCACTGGCACCTTCCGCGCGTCTTTTGGCGTAGGTATCGTCGGCGGCCTTTTGATCCCACGGCAGTGATGCTGGATAGAACTTTTCTTTCGGACGATCGACCTGCGTGGGCGCGGGCGGCGCGGGCGGGGGGATGGGCGGCGGGGCGGGTGCCTCTGGCGTGGTTGCGGGGGCAGGAGTCGAACCCGCCTTCTCCGTTCTTAAAGGAACCGGTGTGCTCCCCGGAGCACCACCCCGCAAGGCGATCTCGATGTTCTGCCCGTCCTGGGTGGAGAAGACAAGGGAATTGAAGGTGAGCGTCTTGCCCGTGAGCTGTGCCTGCGGCCCGGTGTATTTGCCGGCCGCGCCCTTCTTCACGTAGGCGATCGTCAGGTGCGGCTTGTAGTCGGGGAAATCGCTCTCGAAGTCGGTGTTCTCGCGCAGCGCCTGGTTGACCCGCTGCAGGTCCGGCGAGTCCACGTCGAACTTGAGCACGTCGTAAGGCCTATCCTCGTGCGAGAAGGTGGAGATTTCCCCGACCGTCGCGGTGATCGGGCCGATGCCCTCCAGCGCCTTGCGCACCGGCTCGATGTCGCTGTTGTCGATCCCGTAGAGCGCGGTGATGTGCGGCTCGGTCTCGCGGCCATACTCCCCGGGCTCGTTCGGGTCCTCGTACACGTCCTGGTCGGCGATCGTCGCGGCCACATCGACAAAGGGCTTCGCCAGCTCCGGCGAGACGTTGACCTGCGTGCTGCTCTTTTCATGCACGGCCGGGCGCAGGTTTGCCGCCGGCACGGTTTCGATCTTGCCGTCGACCTCCACGTCGAGGGTGCCGTCTTCGCGCACGTCGCCCTTGACCCGGGCGCGTCGCCCGTCGGGCAAGACGCCAAACTCGCCCGGCCCTACCGGTTGCGGCGCCGGCTCGACTTGCGCGACTGGTCGAGCGCCGCCGCCACCGCCTGCCGGTCCGCGGTGCCCTTCCCGTGTTTGGCCTTGGTCTTCTGGTACTGGGGTCCGTGGTGCAGTTCCCGGATGTTGCTGCTGATCACTTTCTGGCTCTTGCCCGGTTGGAGTGGCATCGGTGGGAGGAGTTGGAGGTGTGGTTGTGGGTGAAACGGGTGGCGAAACCGCCGCGGGCGGCTTCTCGGGCGGGGCGGTTTCCGGGGCGGGTGCAGTGCCCACGCCACCGGAGGGCGCCGCGGGCGGCTCGATCTCCCGGGCCGCAGCCACGGTGAAGCCTGCGGGCAGTTGCGCGACCGCAGCGGGCAGGTTCGGGGCCTGCACCTGCACTGTCCGGCCCTGCGCATCCTTGAACTCGAAGCTCTTGGGTTCGGGCGCTTCGGCGGCGGGCTCGGGGGCGTTTTTACCAGTCGGCTCACCGGGGGTGGGCTGAGTCGTAAAAACAGGAGCGGGTGGCGGGGTGGCCCCCACACCGGGGGTGATGGGTGGCGTTGGCGGCGTTGGCGCGGCCCCTGCTGGCGGTGCGCCCGGCGGCGGGACTGGCGCGGCTGCTCCGGGTGTTCCCGGGGTCGGGGCACCGGGCGCCGGTGCGCCCGGAACTGGTCCCGGTGCGCCTGGCGGTGTTCCCGGAGCACCGGGAATCGGTGGCGGGGTGGCCGGCCCCTTGCCCTTGCCGCGCTCGGTCAAGGTCTCGGCCAGTTGCATGGCCCCGCCCTGAAGCAAGGCGGCAAAGGCCGTCGGCCCGCCCACCTCGGCAAATGCCTGCGCCAGGGAAATCCCTTCCTCGCGCAGACCGGCGCGGGCTTCAACGTCGGCGCGCCACGCCTGCGTCCAGGTCTCGGTGGCCAGCTCCTCGCCCACCTCGGCGGTGAGCTTCGCGCCCACCCGGGTGACGACGTTTTTGGAAAGCGCCGTGATGATCGGCCCCAGGCCGGGGATCTTCGAGGCGAGCTTGGCACCCAGCTTGCCGGAAAAAAGCCCGCCGGTGAAAGCGGCGGAAACAGCCTCGGGGAGCGCCTCGGTCGCGCCCGCCTCCATGGCCAGCGCGTCCATGTTCTCGCTCACCTGCGACCATTCTTCCGGCGTAAGATCGGCGTTGATATGCCGGGCCATGTCGAGGACATCGCTCAGAAACTCGTCCTTGGCCGCGTAGTAGAACATCCCGTAGGAGACCGCCGCCGGCGCCACGATCTGCCCGGCGAGCCGGCCGAGGAGACCGCCGGGCACCCCGCCCAGGGCCGTGCCCAACGCGGAGCCCGCCACCTGCCCCGTCACCCGCGCAAGCAGTTGCGGGAGCAGGCTCGTGGGCACGCTCTTGCCGCCCTCATAGACGGCGCGGCGCAACCCGCTGCCCTCGGCGTAGGCGCGCGAGACGGGGCGCGCCGCCTGGTCGGCCTCCTGTTCGGCGATGAAGCGGTCGAGCACGCCCGCGCCGTCGAGCTTCGGCCCGCCCGCGAGGCCCCGCAACGCTCGC